AGAGGAAAAGCGATTACGAACTTAAAATGGCGGCGCTATCCAAGATCGCCAATAATTCCTAACCCTACAACTGAACCCACAAAGAAGCATCACACCAACCCCCTAGCAGTCTGACGCGAAGAAAACCCAAGGTCATTGAACGCCTGCTTAACCGCATGCGTCACGGCTTTGGGGTCTCCTCCGGGGGCATTGACTGTCACGTGGTTGGTCACGTTATGTGTGCTGCTATTGTCCACGCTGCTTGGAGGCGGCGCGTTGATGGCGGCTCGCATCCCTTCCATGTAGCGGGATATGTTGTCCGTTGCTGTATTGTCTTTTGTCTTCTCGGGTCGGCTTGCCTGCTGTGGCGCCATAATCGCTTGCGCTATAGTGGGGCGCGCCGGGGAAGTTTTGTCACCAGAAGCAATGGCGGCTCGCATCCCTTCCATGTAGCGGGATATGTTGTCCCCCTTATCATCGCTACCGCTTTTCTCGCCTGACAGAGAGGCAGAAAGTGCAGCCCCAACGACATTGCTGGTGGAGTTCAGGTGGTCAGCCAGTGCCCCCCTGCGTTCTACCTCTCCTCCCTGATCTTGTGGCCGCTCGAAATATCGGGAAACGATTGCTCCCGCCACTCCTGCATTATTTGCCTTACGCAATAAGTCTCCGGCCTGCCTCTCGGTATGTGTAAGCTCCCAATTGGCGAAGTCCATCTGCTCCCGGAGCGCCGTATCCCGGTCAGTAACGGACTGCATGGAATGTCCGTACCGCTGCGCATATCGTGCCTTCCGGTCTGCGTGCCACTGGAATATACCGTATGCCCCGCCTTTATCTCCCGTAGCGAATGGATCGAGATTACTCTCGCGCACTCCGTTAGCCAGCAGGCCCATTGCCTGCTCCCTGCTCCAGCCGCTTGCAACAGCCATCTGGGCAATCTTAATCATGGTCGCTGGGTCAGCCCTCTGCGCCCGGTTTATTGCATCCTGCTGCGCATAGGACCGGCCAAGCCCCACCTTGGATGCGGCATTGTCGATAAACGAAGCGCCGGGGATGTTATTATCAATCCATGCCCCCAGGCTATCGTTAGGATCAGCCGCGTTCAGGGCTTCATGCGCGCCAGCCGCAACAATGATCTTGCCCAGACCACCAAGGCCCAGCCCAGCAGCCCCCGCAAGAGCCCGCACATTCGCCAGAACCTGCAAAAACTTGGCCCCAACCCATAGGCCAAACAACACTTCTGCTGCGCGGGTCCAGCCCCCTATGGCCTGCGCCGCATCGTCTGCGCCACCGGCGAATATCTTCACATCCTGCCCGATTGCCTGCCAGTTAATGCTACGCAGGTAATCAAGCCAGCGTTTGATTTCATCGCCCACCTCACGCCAGTTTACGCTCTGCACCGAGGCATTGAACTGGTCAGCTTCATACTTAATGCTGGCAAGCCACCCATCTGCGCGCGTATCCACAAGATTGCTTATGGTCCTAAATAGTTCATGCACTTCTGGTGTCAGGCTAGTCATGAGTGACCTACCAAAAGCCTCGGACTGCGCCGTGAGCTTCGTCCAGTCCTCATAAAGCTGGGCAGACGCCTTAGTGTCACGTTCGGTCGGCGCGTACCTCTGAAGGGACTGGTAAAGCGCGCGCACCTTCTCCGGCCCCTGCTCAAGCAGGTTTATAAAGCCCTGCGAGAAACCGGCCTGACCACCAAGAGCAGAGAACAACTGCGGGCCAAGCTGCTGCGCGGATGCAGCGAGGTCCGGCATCAGTTCATTCATGCTGCGTAACTGACCGTTGGCATCGGTCAGATTCACATGAAGCTGGCCGAACACAAGCCCCAGATTTCGCCGTCCCTCTATGGTCTGGAACTGAGAGACCAGAGACCCCATAGAGCTAGACACATCTTCCGCCGTGCCGCCCATAGCCTGCGCGGCCCTCTGCCACGTTGTCAGGCTCTTGACTGACGTTCCGAGGTTGCGCGCCAGATTTCCTGCGGCCACGTTGCTGCTGGTCGTGTCGGCAATGAACGCCTTGAGGGTTTTCCCTGCCGTAAGGACAGCAAAAAATGCCAAAGCATTGCGCTGGAGGTCCCGAAAGCTATCGGCTGCGCTGTCCACACCTGCGGACACTTCCTTGCCCATCTTGGTTGCGCCCTGCGTTACCTTTCCGAACGCAGTGGTCGCCTCCTTCCCCCCCTTCTGCACGCCCTTAGGGTCCAGCCCGAGGGTGACAACGAGGGCGTCAATTACTGTGGCCATGGGAGGGGCTTTCTGGGGAAATGTGATTGGTGGGGGCTTGGAGGTACTGGCAGGCTGGGACGGAAGGAGAATCCCGAATGAGCGATTTAGCTGACCTGCAATTCCGCCCGAAATGCCAGAAGTGCGGCGGAGATCTTGGCGTCGAAGTCACCGATGGAGAGCCGAGTGGTGACGACGAGGTCGTTTGCCAGTCCTGCGGAGCTATCCTTGGGGCGCGCAACGAGGTTTCTGAGAAATTCATCGCTGATAATCGTAGCGAGATCGAGCGCGTGGCGGCTGATGAGATCGCAAAGGCTCTGCGCAAGGCCCTCGGAAAGTGAGACAGTAACCGTCAGCGGTTCAACCTTGATATTTTTTCCCATGTTTCATCGCCTGTTAAACCGCTTCACAACGGCCATTTCCAGCAAGTTTTCGAAGTCCTCGCTGTCATAAATGGTCTGGAGATCATGGAGGGACGCAAGCCCCTCCATTATGACCAGCGCATGGCGCTCATCTACGTTGCGGACGCGGGCGCAGGGGCGTTGCTTTCCGTCCCCAGCATGAGCGTGAGAAGGGAGAACAACTGGCCTACGCCTTTGAAAAAATCCACATGCAGGGCGAATGCTTCCTTCTGGAGCCAGCCGAGGGTCGGGATTTCCTCAATCTGCTCGCCAGCCGATACCACATCCCACGGCAGCAACATGGCCGGGTTGGACGGGTCTGGCTGCATCTGCACGCACTGGAGCAACTGCTCGATCAGTTCATCCATGCGCGCCGGGTCCATGGCTGCAAAGATGCCAATACCTGCGGCAGCTACGGCAGCAATGCCGCCCCCGGCTGCAACCCCGGCAATGTCCGCTCCCGAGGATGCCGCGGCTTGCAGGCAATGCCTGCCCCAACGGTCTGCCGCCACAGCGCTCATGCGCGTGATGACAAACCGTTTGCCCTTGTCCGCCCCCGCATGAGGGCAGACGACCGTTACCTGCTTGACCATATTACACCCCCGCCGGTGTTACGGACTGCCAGCGGATGGCGAAGGTCCGGGTTTCCAGCACGCGCCCGGCAGCGGGCAGCACGGAGGCCGCGCGCAAAATACCGTTGACCATGGTGTATTTGCGGCCCGTACTGGTTAGGGTGATTTCCCCACCAAGCCGGTAGATGGACCGGGCCGTCTGCTGCGCGGTCATGATGGCTTCAAACACCGCAATGCTGGAACTGGCTGGAGAGAGGGAGATCGTCTGGTCAACCGGGTTTGGCACAAAGCCCGCGTTCAGGTAGCCATCAATGGACATGGCCGTTTCTGCCATTTCCAGTTCCGGGGCATCCCACGCACGGTCGGCCGCATAGTTCTGCAGCTGTACGGGGGCATTAAACAGCGATGTGACCGTAATCACAAAGATGCTGTTGGCTGCCGTAATGTCGAGATCGGCCATGTTACTGCACCTCTACGCTGTTCAGGGTGATGGACTGCACGCTCTGGCCATCTGCGTACCAAAGCTGCGCTGGCGGGGTTGTGCGGCTCACACGGTAGGAGGCTGGGGCGGTGCTGACATTGGCCTTAAAGTAATAGCCATTGTTCACCACGCTATCCGCCGCTGTGGTAACGCCCGCCGCGTTGTTGATCTGCTGGCGCTGGAGTGTGGTCAGGTTCACGCTGGTGCGGATGGCCCCAAAGGCCAGAGCCTGATTGATCGTGTCCTTTACCGCAGCCTCTACCAGCGTGTCCCCTTCCGTGTTGTACGGAATGTTACCCGTGGTCAGGAGCAGGTTCACAAGGTCGCTTGTCAGGTTGGAGTTGAGCCAAATCTGATTGACGTAGCTGTCCGCCCACAGGAACTTGCCCGACACCTGCCCGGGCCGCATGAACACGAACTGGGATGCGCCATTGGCATAGGATCCGTAGAACGAATACCCGTTGGCAACCAGCGTGGATGCCGTGGACCCGTCCGTTACGGAGACCTCAACCAAGCCAGATGCGTCCTGCACAAAAGCCAGCGTCTGCCGCCCGTTATTGGTGGCGAAGGAGATTGCCCCCATCCACGCCATGACCAGCGCCCCAGACAGAGGGGATGTGTCATACAGGGCCACGACGCCGTTGATGCTCTGGGACTGGAGCCACACACCAAAGGCAGTCTGGCTGTCATTTTCCGTGGCGCTGGTGGCACTGTCGAAAATGGCTGCCAATACCTGACTATTCTGCGTGCCGACCCACTGCGCAGCGGCCTTCTTGGTATCGGCGTCCAGTTCGGTATCAAACGCCAGACCGTTCCACCCGCCCTCGGCTGCACGCAGGGTATCAAGCTGCGGGCCAATGTCACTGGCGGGGGCTGGGGTGATCGTTACCGTGGGCGCAGACGTGTAGCCCGAACCGGGAGCGGTAATGGTGAGCCCGGTTACCGCCCCACCTGACACAGTGGCTGTAGCCGTTGCGCCAGTGCCGCCGCCACCCGTTATGGCAACCAGCGGAGCCACCGTGTAACCAGACCCGCCTGCGCCAACGGTCAGGGCAGATACCGCGCCGTCAGTCACAGTTGCCGTGCCCGTAGCCCCGGAGCCGACAGAGGCAACCGCGCCCACATACAGCGTGCCCGGCGTCATGACGGCAGTTTCGTAGCCAGAGAAATAGACCTGCGCCATCTGGTACAGCATGGAGGTCTCGCCAAAGGCGGTCCCTACATCAGCCGCAGACGTAAAGGGCTTCACGGCCCCTCCCGCCAGTGTGCTGGATGCAGTCGTGACGAACAGCGCGGAAAGGTTGTTCAGGCCAGACCCCGCAGCCAGTACGCCGGGGATAACCTTCACAACCTGAGAAATGGGGATTGAGCCAGTCATTGCTTACTCCGTTGGTGGGTAGGTCGTATCGACCTCAATCAGTTGGATGGGAATGGACGTTGCGAACTGCTGGGGGTGCCTCAGGGTCAATGTGACCTGCATAGTAAGGTCTACAGTCCACAGGTCGTCGTACTGGCGCTCGCCAGTCTCAAACCCAAGTTGACGCGTGGTGGATGTGGTCAGGGGCGCAATAGGGACGCCAAGGGAACGGAAGAAATCGACCGCCTGCATGTCGCGCCATAGGGCCGTAACAACCTGCATCTGGTTGCTGGAGGCTGGGCCAAACAGATTGATCTGCATGGTCACCTGCACCTGTTCGGTAACGGTCCTCGCGGACGCGCCATCGTAGGTCCAGCCATTGGTGGCTATGCGCTCTCGGCCAATAATAACCATGACCGCAAAGGGGTCTCTGGGTGGCGCATTGCGGTTCTGCTGGCCTTGGACAACCGCCATACCAGAAGGCAGGATGCTTTGGAGCCACCGCCCGACCGCCTTGTAAATCTCGCTCTCTGTCGGGCTTATGACGTAGTACTGCTGGGCATCTGCCGCGTTACCAGAACCTTCGACCATTCGCCGTTGCCCCATTCCTCCAACTGCTGCGTAACCAGCCAGTCAGAGTCGTAAAATGTGAGAATGTCGCCGCCGATCTGGAGCGGCCTATTCAGCGCCCGGACGGCCCCACGCACGTAAACCGATCTCATATCGGCCTGCTGATTGATGTTCTCGATCTGCCGCAAGTCCTGGGAACTGACAGCCTGCACCTCAATTTCCACCGTGGCCGTGGTGTACTGGGGCGTTACAGAGAAGTCGTCATTCGTGATGCTTCCCGTGCTGCCTTTCAGGGTGCCGGTTATATGCGGATTGATGGGCGCGCAGAGGTTCCCAGCCGCACCGAATATGTCGATCATTCCGGGCCGTCCTTTACGTCATAGGCTGCGGAATTTAGCATGACCCCAGACCAGACAAGCGGCTTACCGGGACTTGCTGTGGCCCCATGCTTGAGGTCAGAAACGGCTTTCAAGAAGTCATCCTTGGTGTAATCCCCTGTTGGGAATCTCTCTTTGAGGATGTTGGTCAACATGGCGTTTTCGGGAGCAGTGAAGGATACGATTTCTTCCTTCACCTGATCGGTGATCTTCTCGCCCACCAAAGCCAATGCCTGATCTACATTGTAGCCCATGGCCTTAAGCGCAGCCCCCATAAGCCTGCCCCAATCGCCCTTGTTGTTGGCTATGGCTGCGCGCATGAAAGGGCGAGGCGGCGCTGTTTTGGTCCCGTATTCGTCCCAATAGGCAACCTGCGCCACTGGCGTTCCATCCGGGTAGGTCGACCCCTCCAGAAACCCCACGCGCACATGCGCCCCCTTCCCCAGCTTCTTCTGCAACTGCTTGAGTGCGTTCTCAAGGCCAACGCCACCAACGGACTTGATCTTTACGGCCATATGCGGGGCCTTTGAGGAAAGCCGGGAACGTACCAGGCCTGCCGCAGATAGCGGGTGGCGGCCCAGAACGATGCGCCGAATTGGGTCTGGTTAAACCACGCGGCGCGCTCCTGCTGGTTGCCCATATCGGTGCTGACAGAAACGCTGCCACGGGTCGCGGAAGCCACACGCCCAACCATCCCCCCAGTGCCGCCCTGAGACTGCGGCATGTAGAGGGTGGCCAGATGCGCCACCAGCATGCCAAGCAGCAATGCGCGCTTTGTCAGGTCGCGCACCGGGCTGCATGGCGTGTTGCTCAGGTAGAGCGTGGCTTCATCAAAGTATGACTGGGCCAGCGTTGCATCCACGTTCTGAGCAAACGCTGGATACCGGGCCGACCACGCCGCGTAATCGAACGTGACAACGCCGGTCGTGGTCGAGCAGGCCATCAGTCGTCATCCTTGGTTACGGGGGTCACGCCTTGCAGGGCATTAGGGTCCAGACCTTCCAGTCCGGTGCGGCTCTGGCCACGGTCTGCCAGTTCAGCCACCGCGTCCGCTTCCTTGGCAGCGGCAAAGATCAGGCCGCTTTTGAGAGGCTGAAAATTGGCGTTCTGTTTGGTCCACGCTTCCCAGAAGTCCGCGTCCACCTCGGTGCGTCCACCCATGCCAAGCATGACGTTTTCCTTGGGGTGGTAGCGCGGGTCGCGCCGCGCGCCATGCAGGCGAACGGTTGCCTTGGGTGTAGGCGGGGTCATGACGGGGGCAGCAGACGCCGCGCGCGCTTTCAGGTCCGCATCGTCGTACAGGTCCAGCGCAAGGCCAGAGGGCATGCGACAGATGACCGTGACGGTATTCCCGCCACGGCTAGAGGTTGGTGCAACGGCCATGTATCAGATCCCCGCCATGGTTACGCAGGCCTGCGGGTAGAACCAGATGGTTCCCCACGAACCCTGCGACTTTTTCTGCCGGAAGTTAGAGGAGTAGCGCTCCACAGCATGGGCGCGCATCTTCTCGGTGAAAGCAGTGGTGACGGACTGCTGCCCTTCAACCGCATCGACAAACAACTGCATCAGCGTGGTGCTGCTGTTGCCCCCGCTCAGGTTGCTCCCGGCTTCGGGCAGGGTTTCAATCTTGAGGTTGGGTAGGTTCTTCTTGAGCAGATCGCTCAGCGAAACCTGATACTGATTGGTGTAAAGCAGGCACTGCTGGCGCTCGGTCGGGATGACCAGCGTCATAGGCGTTTCCAGCGTCAGGTTGCCACCCATCTGCGTGGTCAGGATGCCAAACGCTTTCAGGATGTCGTTGTAAACCTGAATGGGGTCGGATGTATCCGTCCACGTATTGCCCGCCGATACCCCGCCTGCCGTTGTCTTGGGAATGGGAGAAATTGCGGCAGGCAACTGCGGATCGTTCAGCGCGCCGTACAGCTCCAGCCCTGAAATGCCGAACAGGTTGATCAGGTTCTGGTTCTTGTTCAGCACGGAAATGGACGCCAGATTTTTCTGGTTCACCCAGTCGATCTTTGCCGCGCCCATGCGCTCTACCTCGCGTTCGCCCCATTTGGTCCACGTCTGGTAGTGGAAGGACTGGCGCTGCACCCAGTTGGCGTTGGGGTCCGTGCTTCCGGCCTGACTGTAGTCGTCATAGGCTGCAACGTAGCCGGACAGTTCCACGACCGGGAACTGCGCCGTATCCGTTACCCAATCGCCCTTCTTGGCGCTGCCGTAGATGTCTTCGGACTTCACCGGTGTAATGAGCGCCTTGATGACGGTCGGATCAGTGTAGGTTATGAAGATCGCGGGGATGCCGCTGTTGGGTGCCGTTACCGGAAGGTTGGGCGGCAGGGCATCGGCGGCCATCTCGGAGAAATAGCCACGAACACCCGGCAGAACGATGCCCCAATCCTGCGCGAGCAGACGGGCATCATTGCGGAAAATCGCATTCATGATGTGGGTTCCTTACGCAGCCGCAACCGGGCCGGTGATGATGATGGGGGAGCCAGCAGCGTTGCCCTGCGAGACCTTCCACCCAGTTTCGATGGCCCCCGTTACGGTCGCGCCAGCGGTTCCGGTGCTGATGCCGCCGTCAGTGGTGGAGGCAAACACAGACTGGCCGATAAGCGCCGGGGTGCTGGAGGTTGCGAACACATCGCCACCTTCGGCCAGCTGCGCCATGAAGCCCTGCGGGATCATCATGGTGGCTTCCTGCAAGTATGCCGTGGTCAGGCCCTGCTGGTCGGCATAGACGAAGCCCTGTGGCGCGCCGTTCGGCACGGTCTGGGCTGTGATGGTCACAGTCGGGGCTGTGGTGTATCCCGTGCCCGCGTTGACTACGTTAATGGCCGTTACCGCGCCGCCAGAGACGACAGCCACAGCCGTAGCACCGGACCCGCCGCCACCGGACAGAGTGACAAGCGGTGCAACCGTATATCCCGTGCCGCCTGCCGAAACAGCAACGGCAGAAACAGCGCCATCACTTACGGTAGCGTTGCCGGTTGCGCCAGAACCAGCCGTAGAGGCGGGGGCTGCATTGAGCAGCGTCACGCCATCATCCTGCACCCACGCAAAACGTGCGATAGTCAGGCCGCCAGCGCCAGCCCGAAAGCCATTAGGGCCCGGGATAACAATGCGGCGTGGGTTCTCACTGGCCCACCGACCGGGGAAGCCAGCAGACCAGTTGTAATTCACAGTATTGGGGAAAGGCATGTGCCTGCTTCCTTACAGCTTGCGGGGGGCAGAAAAGCCAGACAGGACGCTGCCCTTGTCGGGCGCGCTGTCAGTGGCCATGACCGGGGCGGGAGCGAGCGCGCCGACCTGCGCCTGCACCAGAGCCTTGAGGCCCGGCGTATTCACGCCATCCAGACCCATCACGCCGCGATCTTTCAGGGCGTAGCGGAGAATGTCCTCGGCGCTGTCGAGGCCGTGGACCTCGCCCACCAGAGGGGCAACAAGGCGCTTGGCTTCTTCTGTCGCGCGGTTACGACTGCGCTCGGCCTTGATGGCGGCATCGACGGCAAGGGAGATTGCGCGATCCTGCGCTTTCGCGTCCTGGTCTTTTTTGCGCTCGTCTTCCTCTTCGTCTTCAGCCTTCTTCTTAGCCTCAGCTTCGGCTGCTGCCTCTTCGTCAGCAGCTTTCTTTTCCGCCGCTTCCTTGTCGGACTTATCTTCCTCTTCTTCGTCCTCAGCCTGATCGTCGTCATCCATGCACTTTTTCACGTCCTCTTCGGACGCATCGAGCGCAAGGCGACCAGACTTGAGAGCAGCGGCAACCTTGGCCACTGCGGACATGGGCACACGTACGGCCATGCTCTGTTCCTTTTTGGGTGATAGCGCGCTGTCGCCAATGATGGCCGTTTGCACGCGGGGGGATTCAACAAGCGCCAAGTGGTTGAACCGGATGTTCACCATCTTGAGCGTGTAGGGCTGGCCGTTGACTTCGCCAGTTTCGGGAACAGCATCGTATGCGTATCCGGCAGACACGCAGCGTTTGGAGCCGTCCTGAATTGCCTTGATCGCGTCACCGTCCCAGATGGAAAGCTCACCAATCAGGTCGGGAGCTTCAAACCGGGCATTGCTGACTGAGCCGACCGTAATCTCTCGCGGGTGATCCTCGGCATTGATCGGCTGATGAATGTCGAGGATCGGCTTGCCGTTGATCGTCTCGGCGGCATCCCGCAAGGCGTCAGCATCGCGGTAAAGCTGGTAGATTTTGTCCGGCTCCAGCCCCAGCGCTTCCGCTCCGGGTATTTCCCGCCCATAGTAGGGCGACACCACGGCGGCGCTCAGCACGCAGCGCTCAACGAACAGGTGCCCGTCCGCGTCTATGCGCCGCACAGAGCGGTCTAGCGCGAGTATTGTGTCAGCCATCATCAAACCCCGGAATAATCACGGACCATGTGCACCGGCAGTTGCAAAGCTCGCCGGGGTATATCCACTTCTCGTCGATGTAAGCGCCCTTGGTAAGATCGAAGCGGAGCCGATCTTTCCCGGCCTTCACATGGCTATCGCGTGGGTGCTTGCCGCCAGAGGAATGCACCCATATGCCTTCTTTCAGCCCCAGTTCAGTTTGCCGCGCCCGGTTGATGACGGACGTGGCCTTGTTGTTCTGGTCCCGGGCAATGAACGCAGCCCGGCGGCGGCTGATACCGTATTGCTTCTGGAGCGCTTCACTTAGGCTGGACAGATCACGGCCACGCATCACGGACATATTGACCGCGGTCTCAATGCCCTTGAGGTGGTCGTCAGACATGCCCTTGATCAGGTTGACGTTCTCGGCAATGGACCGAGAGGCCATGTCCCGCACATAGTGCGTAGGCTTGAACTGCACGGTAAACCCGTTACGCTTCAACTCAGCCTGAAACGAACTCTGCGTGTAGGTCTGGGCCGACTTTACAAACCGCTTGGCCATTTCGCCGGCCGCATCATCGAACCGCTTGCGCCACTTGGCTATAAGCTGATCCATGACCTTGACTAACCTGGCCAGAGGGGATGCGTCCTGAGCGATCTGCGGCTCGGCGGCTTTGTAGGCCCTGGACAGATCGCTCAGGACTTCCTTGTGCATCCGCCGGAGCATTGCATGCATAGCTTGGTAGTATTGCGCTTCGACCCCGGCACTGGCCCGCACGGGGACAATGCGCTTGCCCTGCGCTGACTGACACCGGAGTTGAACCACTAACCGTCCTCGCTTTCCTCACCACGCCGCAACAGCCCCTCAAGGCCCGCACCGTCCGTTTCAGGGTCTGGAGGTTCAGGCGGCGGCCCGGCCAGACTGACATTGCGGTAAATGCTTTGCGGGTCTGCGGCCTGCCGTTTGCGGGCTTCCTCGGGGGCAACAACCCCCGCCTGCACGTTCACCGCATCGGCATCCGTCTTGATCTTCTCAACCTCCGCCGCCTCTTTCTCGGAAAGCTGCCACAGGTGGATGAACTCAAAATCAAGCCGCTCGTCGATCTCGCCCCAAAGGTTGATCTGGGCCAGATTGAAGATAGCGCGGACGGTCGGGCCGACATTGGCCTCCTGAAAAGCGGCTATCTCGTCGTAAAAGACCCTGATCTCGCCTTCGCTGCTGGCATTCAGGCCCTGCGGCTGGATACCGAACAGCTTGACCAGAGGAATACCGGGGATGCCCGCCATGAACTCCTGAGACTGCGCCTGTAGTTCTCCAAGGCCGGAGAGCGGCGCGGTCTTTATGTCGAAGTCCTCGCTGTTCATGTCGAGAACGAACGTGCCGTTGTTGCTCTGCCACGCATTCATGGCGGCAACACGCCCGGTCACGCTGTCCGCGTCTATGTCCCCATAGCTCATGCAGCTATCGGACTGCATGTTCCCGGTCATGTCCGTTTTCAGAACCTTGGTGGCAAAGTTGCTCACCATGTCGGAAACTGACTGACGTGTGCGCAGGAAGTTGTGCACATAAGCCTCAAGCTGCTGGGTCAGCGAGAGGCCGCCGAAGTTGAAGGCAGGCTTGAGAATGTCCGGCACTTCATACGGCACCACCGTCAACAGCCGCGTGTGGTGAACCAGAACACCCTGCACCCACCAGTTATCAGGCCGGTAGTAGTTTTCCTTGAGGGGATTATCAGCGTTGTAAGTGTTGGGGTTTGTCCAGATCGGATCGACATTTACCAGCCGGTCAAGTGTTCCCTTGGCCATACCATTGGCGCTGATGCGAAGCGGGGTGTTCTGGTATGGCGATGTGAGCGGCCTGCCCTTAATCCCAATCCAGATATGCCCCAAGCCAAACCCAAGGCCGTGCGTGATCTGACGGCGCACCACATCGCGTACACGCAGGCGCAGGAACTCTTTTTCAAGCTCGCGTATCTTGTCCGCAACTGATGTATCGTCACTGTCCTCGTCGGTATCAGTCGAACGGAACTTGATCCACTCGCGCGTTGCCTCCTTGGCAATCGTCTCCACCGGCTTGCGGAACTCTGCCCGCAGCATCATGGCCGCAAGATCGGGGTAGCCCTTGAAGTTCAGGCCATCGGCAATGAAGTTGCTGACGATGCTGTAATTCGCGCCCATGTAGGCAGAGAGGCCGCTATCCATGGCCAGTCCGGCCTTCCCGTCCCCACGCACGCCCTTGGGCGGCTGGTAGGGCTTGAACAGCTTCTCGGCCAACGCCTGCAATTCATCGGGAGACGACACAGGAAAGCGCGGCATCTTCCGGCGCTCTTTCGCCTGCACCACCGGCTCCACGCGCGCAGGAGCAGGCGCGGGCTCCGGCTTGCGCTTGAACCAGTTGGGTAGCTTCATCTTCGTCCCTGTTGGGCTATGCGGTTGACCGCATCAGTTGTGAATTTCGGCATGCGTCGGCGGTTCTGTATGACGCCATCGAGCGCATACCGGAGCGCGTCTATCCAGTGGTTCCACGCATCGGCAATGAGCGGCAGAACGTCTTCCGTTTTCTTGTCCACCTTGTACGAATACTTGCGGAACTCTTCGGCCAGACGCCTGCAGCGCGGGTGGACGACAATCTTTTTGAAGGCCTTCAGCCGAGCAACGCCGTCCTCTACGCTGCCCGGCCATTTCTCGGCCGCACTGATCTTGAAGCCAAATCGGTTCGCCAAGAAGCTGATCGTTTCAGGCCGCGCACCATCCGCCTTCCACGGCCAGCGATATGCGCCGGGGATCTCCTCAAGCAGGGCTGGCGTGTCATCCAGTTCCACGCCAACGCCGCCAGCCTCATAGTCAATGAACAGGCACTCGTCCTGAATGAAGCACCGAACCGCCGCGGTTGGGTCTTTTGCAAAGCCCCAGTCAACGCCGTAATAGAATCGGGCATCTTCTGGAGAGCGAAAGTCCTCTACAGTGATCCTGTTCCGGAAGATGATAGCGTCTGAGATGGTGATGTAATCACCTTCCCAGATGTGCCCATATTCGTCCGGCCGAGCCCTCAGATCCTCGACGCGCTCGGTTGGTAGCGTGCCGTCATTGAACCAAGGGTTATCGGACCAGTTAGCTCGAACAGCTATCAGGTCAGCACGGTCAGAGCCTGGACCTCGGAAAAATTCATCAATCGGATCTTCTGGGCTGGCAGGGTTCCAGCTTGCCCAGACTTCCGAACCCTTCTTACGCATGGTCGGTCGCAGCATTCGCCACGAATACGCGCTGATGGACTGCGCCTCCTCAATCCATGCCCGGTCAAAACCCTCAAGAGACTTGATACTGTCCGCAGTATGGTTCTGCATGCCCTGAAAGATGATCAGGCCATCACCGGGCGTCTTGATTAGTTGGTCCTGAACATCGAATAGACGATTGAGGCCAAACTTGTTGATCTTGTCGACAATCAACTGCTTGGAGGATCGCTCAATGGACTTCTGCACTTCACGGATGCAGACCGTGCGATGGCCCGGCATCCGAAGGTGCTCTTCAACGATGCACTCGCCAAAGAAATGCGACTTACCCGAACCACGCCCTCCATACGCCCCCTTGTACCGGCATGGAGCCAGAAGCGGATCGAATACCTCAGCGGTGGGTATGGAAAGGGTTGTCATTCTTTCTTGTCGGGTGGCCTGACTATGACGCGGCGGACCTCAGAGACTTGGACCGGCCCGCCGTCTGGGCCGGTGTGTTCCTGCGTGATCTTGTCGCCGTAAACCTTGGGGGCACGTTTGGACATGACCCACTTGAGGGCATCAACTTGAAGGCGGCGCGCGTTCGCGTCTTCGGGCACAGCAGACCGGGCGGCATGGAGAAGCTCATCCTCCAAAGCCTCAGCGCCGACCGCGCGTGCGTGCGCGTATTGTGTCACTCGCGCCGGATCAGATCTGATAAATTTCCTCAATCCAGACCAGCATGGCATGCCCGGCTCCTCGCATAACTGGCGAAGCGTAAGGCCCTCTTCCAGTTTGGAGAGAATTTCTTCCCACACCGAAGCAATATCAACGCGAACGATTTTAAGGTCTGGCTTTTTCCGTCCGGCCATCCCCTAAACTCCACTTTTCCTCAAACCCCCGCAACCCACGCTCCCGATCAACCATGCGGTCAACCCGGTCCATGCAGGACGCTGAGACCTCGCCAACAATCTGCAAATCATGATTGCGGACGATATGCGGCCAGCACCTGATCCGTAGTTCCGTTGTGAGGCCATTCATCATGCAATCCAGCCAATCAAGCGGCATATCGGCCCGGTGCCACAAATCATCCGGCTGGATAATCTTGCAGACCAGTGCCTTCCCCTTCAGATTCACAAGGCACACAGCACGATATCGCGCAAACTGCACGACGTGGCCGCGTTGGAGAGGCATCAGGATTTCCGGGCAAAGAAAAAGCCGCTCAGCGGCGGCTTGGCAGGCGTAAGTATTCGACTGTGATTAAGCTGATACCAAATCTGCGCGCGGGGTACAACCCTTTCC